CTTTAGGGCGTTCAAGACTTCATCTTTACTCATAGAGTCGATGCTTCCATGTCTTACTTCGCTTTTGCTTACATAAATATCGCCTTGTGCTTGCCCCCGGCGATACTCGGCTTGGACGGCGGCAGAGTATGCGCCGTTAGTTAGTGCCATATCTCGGATCAATTGAAGGTCTTTGATATGACGCTGGTAATGTACTCCATACTTTTCATCCAGTTCGGCACGATATGATTGTATCGCATTAACAACGTGCGGACTAATGTTGGGGTTGGTTAGTTCATAAGCTCTAGTGTGTGCCGAGCCCGCTGGGTAGCCTGCTTCAATAGCAGCTTCCCTCATAGTTATCTGTCCATCTTTAGAAACCAGTTCTTTGACAAACAGTTCTTGTCGTCGTGTTAACGGTTGTTCCCTTGTAGCTCTTGGCCTTCCGGGTTTCTTTCTAACAACAGGTGTAGTTGTTTTAGGTGCTGCTTTTTTCCTAGCCATAGTGTTCTCCAGTTATTTCCAGATACATTGCCCTAAAACTTCCCTTTTGTATATATAGAGAGGAAAATATATTTTTTATAAAAAAACTTTCTGAGGCCCTTTATGCTATTTTGGACATTAAGGCCAACCGGCACTTATTTGCATAACTGGCACATTTTTATTTTCAAATATGTGTCTTGCTAACCCTATATATATAAACGACTTTTTGCCCAAAGACACACGGTTACACCGGACACACCTATTTTAACAAAAAATATTTTTTTTCTATTTGCCTCTCTATATACATAGAACCGTGTTTAATTGTGCCGTGGCCCGCGATCCACACAAAAAAGCCCGCGATCCGTGAACCGTGGGCTATTCATCTATCTCCCCGGAGCCGTCGCATCTTTCGCAGTGCCTTAGTTCTTCGTAAGGCTCCCCGACATCTCTGCCGGGGTTTTGTGGTTTAAACACTTCGACTGTTTCCAAACCGTCGCCGTCACAATCTGGACATTTCATTGTTGTATCGTTGTCTTCCATTGCGTCGATCCATTTGTATAGGTTATCAAGTTTTCTTTTCAGATGGTGATTTGTCATTTTCTCCTCTCATCCATTTCATGTCTGTTAGAAGAGATAACTTTTCTTTGGTTACTCTTTCAAGTGCAACGGTCAGTCTTGCAATTTCGGCGCGTTGCTTTGAGTTCTTACTCTTTAAAGTAAGGATTTCGGCATATTTTTGTTCTGCCGCCTTATCTAGTGTCCATTTTGCCATCATAGTACAACAAACTTAATGATGGCTGCGACAACCACTATCAGCACGATAACGAATATATGCGGAGAATATTTACGCCACCACTTTGGGGGTTCGTCATACCAATCCATAAACCCGGCGTACTCACCTTTGCGAGCTTCTTCTAGGAAAGCGTCACCATATGGCGCTGCGTGAGTTTCGTCGAACACGTCGGCCTCAGATAAAAGCTTACCTCTTATTTCGTCTTCGTCAAATGCCCAAGCGATAACTTTTGTACGATCCCAACGGTTCACGAGCCGTGGGCCGCGGGAACTGGGGCTCGGTGTTTTTTGAATTTCCGGGAAGGTTCCGTCTTTTACTTTTTTATACACGGTTGATTTAGAAAGTTTGGCTATCTCACAAACTTCGTTAATGTCTATTAACATCATGTCGTTCTCCTTTAGCTAAAACGTGAGAGAAGTATAGGACATTATGGGATTAAGTCAACTAATGTATTTCGTCACTGCCCGGATGATTCTCGGAGGCGGGGCTCATGTTGACGGCAGCATTTGTCATGCAAGACGATAGCAGGCCCATCGCTGTAGCCGGGTTGGGTGATATTTCTATGAGGTGTGCAATCAGGTGAGTAAGGGAGCCACCGATAGCGGCTCCTTTGTTTAACCCCATTTCATCAAACTCTTTTAGAAGTTCCATAGTACATTCTATAGCATGGAAAAAATCTTCTTTGTGCCGCTGTAACGTTTCTTCTAAAAAGAGTTTGTCTTCTTGGGTTCCCATGTATCCACCTCTGCGTACCATTTATCCCCGTTTTTACTCTCACATACTTGGACGTTAATCCAATCGCCTTTTTGGCCCGCGAGCCACGTTGCGAGGTCTTCTCGTTTTATACTTAGGTTACACTTTATCCAATCGGGCGCAGTTTCTCTAGGTTTTTTTGCCATGAGACCGTTTACAAACACTTTTTCCATATTTTTCTCCTTTAAAAAAAGTAAACCCCTAGCTGGGGGCAACCGAGCTAGGGGCTAGTCTTGTCTTAACTATAGAGCATGAGGCATGACCCTCAAAAACTCTTATAAACCCCTTATATGCGATATGCAACACTTAATCGCATACGTCTTCCGGATATTCTGCATTTTCTATTTGATCTGTTATAGTCAGGTTACAGATGCCACAGAACCTTACGAGTATTTTAGCGTCTTTTTTTATCACTTTAAGTTTTTGCGCGCACTTTGGGCACTGGTTTTGCACTAATCTCTTGTGGATTTCCCCTGTTCCCTTGGTTATCATCCGCAAATCCTTTTTTAGAATCCCTATACCAATCAAAAACAAGCCGTAACTGACCACCAATAGTGCGGCCTTCGTTTTTTGACAGTTCTTTTATCTCTTCATACACTTCTCGCGGTACGAGAATGCTTTTCCAACGTGTTGTATCCATTTTTATCTCCAATGCGCTTCCGCATGTCTAGGATAATATAGGAGAATATACAAGATTGCAAGAAAAGAGTGGGACATAAAAAAATACCCCGCCGAAGCGGGGCAGTTAAGCGAGCAGTGTCCAAGCTACTTAGCTTCGCCCCACGACGGTCCTATTTCAACGTCACATTTACTAGGAACCTCTAGGGGTATTGCAGTCTCCATAATGTGGGCGATTTCTTTGGCCTCGTCAACAGTTTTAACCGACATTGCAATCTCATCATGGATTTGCACCATTGGTAGGAAACCCTTCTCGTAGAGGTTAACCATCGCCTGCTTTGTCATATCAGCGGCGGACGCTTGGATGAGCCTGTTCATGGCTTTGTAGGTATAAGCCCGCTTCAACCTTGTAGTGGGCCCGTAGGCGTCCACAGCTTCCTTGTAAGGCAGTGCTTTGTTCATTGCGAATGTATCAGGCTCCCAAAGCTCAAACCGCGCCTTACGGCCTGCCAGAGAGCGCAACGCTCCAGCCGACGATTTCTCGTTCAGCCTGTTCATAACACCCCGGGTCAGTCCTTTAACAAACGGAACGCGGTCGTGGTATTGCTTAACAAGTCCCTTCGCCTCTTCTAACGAAACGTCTAGCTGTTCGGACAACTTATTCACGCCCATGCCATACATCATGCCAAGGTTAATTGTCTTGGCCTGCTTTCTGGGAATGTTAGCCATCTCCGCAACCATCGTATGGAAGTCAGTGCTTGGGTCTTCGTTGTATGCTTGAACAAAATCTGCGGCCCCGTCCAACGGGACGCCCCGGTTACGCCCATAAACGTGAGCATAATGCACCAAGATGCGCGGTTCTTGTTGCGAGAAGTCAATTGCCGCCCACTGTTCGCCTTCTTCTGGTAGGAACAGGGATCGAATCATGGGCCCAAGTTCAGGGTCGCGGGCCGGGATTTGTTGTAAATTGGGGTTGGACATTGATATGCGGCCCGAAACTGTACCACCATCGTCGGAACGGATTTGGTTTATGTGCCCATGTATTCGGCCATCAGTGCGACAGTGCTTCATAATTGAGTTAATGAATGTCCCCGAGGTCTTGTTCAGGTTACGCGCTTGAACAACCAGCTTCGCGAGCGGATGTTCGTGTTCGGTTAGGAACAGCTTCGTAAAGCTAGGTGCGCCTTTTTCTGTCTTGGGGTAGCCTATGTCCAGTTTATCAAACGATTTAGAGAGCGATTGGGCTGCCCAGATTTCTACGTCGGTGCCCGTGATCCGTTTAATTTCCTGCATTACCGCCTTCTCGCGCTTGAGAAGTGCGTCTCTTGTGCGTTCTACCCGGTTGGTATCAACGCGGACCCCGCGCCACGTCATGTCAACAAGGCAGGGAAGTAACCCTAGCTCAAGGTTAGCAATGGGCCAGAGGTCTTCTTTGCTGAGTTGTGTGGACAGATAGTTCCAAAGCTCCAGAGTTAACTCTGCATCTGCTTCGGCATAGGGCCCCACATACATGGCGGGCATCTTCCACATCTCTGCCTTGGGGTCGAT